GATGTCCTTAGAAAGGCACAAAAATCACCAGGTTCTAGAGTAAAGACACTTTAATCAAATGCCAAGAAAAAAGAAGACTAATGGGGATCAACCCATAGGTATTGGTTTAACTACGAAACAAATGCAACGTAAGAAACCGATTGGAAATAGTTACCTTCTTGATATTGAACCAATCACAGACAATCAAAAGAAACTTTTTGATTCATATGCAGAGGGAAAACATCTTGTTGCATATGGTACAGCAGGAACTGGAAAAACATTTATCTCTTTGTATAATGCTCTCTCTGATGTCTTAGATGAAACAACACCATACGAAAGAATATACCTTGTACGTTCTTTAGTATCAACTCGTGAAATAGGTTTTTTACCAGGAGATCACGAAGATAAAGCAGATATTTACCAGATACCATATAAAAATATGGTAAAATATATGTTTCAAATGCCAACTGATGCTGACTTTGAAATGTTGTATGGTAATCTCAAGGCACAAGAAACTATCAAATTCTGGAGCACATCCTTTATCAGAGGAACTACTCTAGATAATGCAATCGTAATTGTAGATGAATTTCAGAATCTTAATTTTCACGAATTAGATTCAATTATCACTCGTATAGGTGAAAATAGTCGAATTATTTTCTCTGGTGATGCTAGTCAAAGTGATTTGGTAAAAACAAATGACAGGAATGGCATACACGATTTTCTCAACATATTGCGTAAAATGCCATCTTTTGATATAATAGAGTATGGCATTGATGATATAGTTCGTTCTGGACTTGTCAAAGAATATATTATTTCAAAACTTGAAGTTGGTCTTTAATGTTTAATCATGTAGAACTGAATCTTCCTAAACTTTCCAGAGAAACTATTGACGGTGTTCGATACTACTCTGTACCTGATGAAGATGAATTAATCAAATTAGTTTCAATCACATCTGTTACTAGTCATTTTAACAAAGAGATTTTTGTTAATTGGAGAAAGAAAGTAGGTGATGAAGAAGCAAATCGTATTACTAAAGCAGCAACCACCCGTGGTACTGACTTTCATACACTTACAGAGCATCATTTATTGAATGATGAGAAACTTCCAAAAGTTCCTCCAATATCTAATTTTTTATTCAATGTAGCGAAGCAAAAAATTGGTAATATAAATAATATTTACGCTTTAGAGGGTTCACTCTACAGTAAGCAACTAGGAATTGCTGGAACAGTCGATTGTATTGCAGAATACGAGGACGAGTTAGCGATAATAGATTTTAAGACTTCTAAAAAACCAAAACCAAGAGACTGGATAGAACATTACTTTGTCCAGTGTATGGCATACGGTTGTATGTTATATGAATTAACGGGTATATCTGTTAAAAAATTAGTAATCATTATGTCCTGTGAAAATGGAGAATGTATCGTCTATGAAGAATACAACAAAGCAAAGTATATCAAACTCCTCGGAGAATACATTAACAAATTTATTCAAGATAAACTGGAACTCTATGGAACCGAATAAAGAACTAGAACAGGCAATCGAGAATAAATTCTTGACACCTTCAAAATTTGCAATGGAAATCGAAAAGATTGTAGCAGAAGAGGAAGACTTCAATTATATTGATGCAATCTGTTACTATTGCGAAACTAACAATATTGAGGTAGAATCAGTATCGAAGTTAATATCCAAACCTTTAAAAGAAAGATTAAAATGGGATGCAACCCGTCTTAATTTTATGAAACCTACATCAAGAGCTAAACTGCCTTTATAATGAAAAAATCAGAATTAATACATTGGAGGTTGCAAGCGATGCTTCGTGAGCATACTTTCCGTGACTTACAGTATCTAGGTGTCAGACCTGATAGTATTGGAGTAGATCAACATTGGTATCGAATCGGAGAAGCAGAAGTACCTGTTGACTCAATTACAGAATTAGATAGTGAAGAGGAAGATGATGAAAGTGACACCATTTGAAACCTACCAGTCATATCTATCAATGAAAAGTCATTTTACAAATCGTAAGTATGATTTCTTTAGATATGGTGGTAAATCTCGTGCGACTATTGCATCTTTTAATAAAAGAAAAGATAAGTATTGGTTTGAGAAAACATCGAGAAAATATTCTGACGGTGAGATAGTTGATTTTTTACTTGCAAACTTTGTGACCACAGATAATCCAAAAAACTTATGGATAGGTGAAATTATTAACTCTGGAGAAAGAACATATGCAGATTGGGTGAGAAGAAAACAGAGTATTTCTTACATATTTAAAGAGGAATCAGAAAAGTTATTAGAAGAAAATAATTTAGAACAATTATTTGAGTGTGGAAAAGGACATCCAATTATATTAAAGAGATTTTTAGGTGGGGATATCTCACTTGAAACTCTTGTAATCTATGATATAATATTTTTATTCTCAGAGAAATTTGATGAGAAACTGTTTGATCCCGTATGGGAAACCGTCAGTTTGAAAATTAGGAAGTATAAACCTTTCCTAAATATTAATGTATTCAACTTTAAAAAAATACTACGGGAAATCGTAAATGAGTGATTTTTTTGATTCAGACATAGTTCGTGAAGAACTACAAGAGATAAACGAATTGCAGATGTCTATTTACAAGAATGCAATGAAGTTTGGAACTTTTAGTCGTGAAGATAAAGTTGATCACATTGAAAGACTTACTGAATTATTAGAAAGACAAAAAGTAATGTACACTCGCATTAGTCTCTCTGATGACCCAGAAGCAATTGACCTTAAGAATCATTTGCAAAAATCTGTCGAACTGATGGGTTTCCCAGAAGGAACAGATATGTTGTTTTTGTTTAGTGGTATGTCAAATACCATTGAGACTCTTAAGAAGTCTATTGACAATTGATTATTAATCTGCTATAATCCAATTATCTAAAATATCCAATTTATCCGAGGTATCCAAATGTCTTTTAAAGACCTAAAAAAACAATCTAAACTTGGCTCACTTACTGCAAAGTTAGTTAAAGAAGTCGAGAAGATGAACAACACGGGCGGTAACACTGATGACCGTATCTGGAAGTTAGATGTAGACAAAAGCGGTAACGGTTATGCTGTTATCAGATTTCTACCTGCACCCGAAGGTGAAGATTTACCATTTGTAAAACTATATTCACACGCATTCCAAGGTCCTGGTGGTTGGTTCATTGAGAACTCACTTACCACACTTGGACAGAAAGACCCAGTTTCTGAGTACAATTCATTACTCTGGAACAACGGAACTGATGCTGGAAAAGAAACAGCAAGAAAGCAGAAGCGTAAACTTACTTACGTTTCCAACATCTACGTTGTAAAAGATCCTGCAAATCCTGAGAACGAAGGTAAAGTATTTCTATACAAGTATGGAAAGAAAATCTTTGACAAACTTACTGCAGCGATGCAACCTGAGTTTGAAGATGAGGAAGCAATCGATCCGTTTGATTTCTGGCAAGGTGCAAACTTTAAGTTAAAAGCGAAGAATGTTGCAGGATACAGAAACTATGATAGTTCTGAATTTGCAGCACAAAGTCCATTACTTGATGATGACGATGCAATGGAAGCACTCTGGAAGAAACAGTTCTCACTTGCTGAGATTGTTGCACCAGATCAGTTCAAGACATATGATGAGTTGAAAACTCGTCTAGATTATGTTCTTGGAAATAAGAAGTCTGCTGCACCACAGTTTGAGGAAGAGGACACAGATCGTGGAGAAGCAGAAGAGTTAGTAACTGCTGCTGTTTCAAAACCTGCTCCTGCAGTGACCGAAGATGAGGATGATGATGCATTATCCTACTTTGCGAAACTCGCAGAAGAATAAAGTTATGGGGGTCAAACGACCCCCTTTTTTTATGGATTAACTACGTTTGTATTTTCTGTTGCTGCTAATGATGATGTAATATAACTTGAACTCTTATCATATCTCACAACGTCTCTTAAATCATTAATGAATGTTTGTAGATAAGAAACTCTTAAAACATCAATCTCTCTTTTCTTTTCATTCTCAGTATGTTCATATTCTAAATTTGTAACCGCACGAGCAATATTGTCCGTCTTTACAGTAAATTCATCTTTATCATCTAATTGACTATTACCCGCTTGTGAAACAAGTGTATATTTTGTATTGAACTTAGATGATGTTCCATCAATTTTAAATTCATCATCCACTATTAAATTTGGTGGTAGTATAAGTCGATTTTTATCATCTCTAATCTCAAATGTTTCATAGTGATGATTTTCATTCATCTCTGTCTCTGATCCATATTTTTCCAAAGCATAATTATAAACCTCATAATCTTGAATTGGCCATTCGTGATTTATATTTGTGATGCCAGCAACTAAGACAACAACATAATCTAATTCAGCATCACCGTAAAGATCTTCTGCCACTGTGTCTGGACGAGCACCATCACCAATGACATACTTATTAAATAAACTTACATTTTCACCTAAGTAATCAAATAATTTTGAGCGACGAAAAATATTTTTGATTACAATATAATCCCTTGATGAATTCTTATGAGACAAAGGTGATTGATATGCAATATCTGGTAATTCTGCAAAGTATCCCATTAGTATCCTACTCCTGAGCTTCCAGATTCTGTATCATAATCTTCAGCATATATTGGATTGAGTTCTTTAAATACCATATCCATTCTTATATTAACTGGTGTTGAGTCATTATAAGTTGCATAAGTTCCTGCATTTGTGTAATTTACATTGACACTTGTTAATGCAC